CCGCGGACGGCCTCAGCGGACTCCAACCGGTCCAGGCGGACCTGGATGCCCGCCTTCCCGTTGCCGCGGATCGCCTCGTCCAGCCTGTCCAGCTTGGCGTGGATGGAGGCGAACTGGCCCTTGCAGATGCGGTCGTATTGGCTGCCGTCACTGCACATCAGCCGTCCTCTGTGCCTACCTGCTTGGTGTGGACCCGCAGCGTCCTGCGATACGGGCCCGAGTATCGCCAGCATGGTTCCTTGCCCGGCGCCATCGCCTCGTACACGTACACCTTGCCGTCCTGCGTTTCGCTGATCCGGTCGCCGGGCTGGGGCAGCGTCACGGGCCGGTCACCTATCACCAGGTCCGCTGCCGCGATCAGGAAGTCCCGCGACTCCCACTGCACCACCGCGCCGCTGCCGTCGTCGATCTCGAAGACCGTCCTGCCGATCGCGGCGGCGACCTCGACTTCCGCCGCCTGCCCTGAGCCAGTCGAAGGGCGCTGGTAGGTCACGGCACGGGACAGGTGCGTCTTGCGCATCCCGTCCAGCCAGCCGGCGGCTTGTTCCAGCAGGTCGGCCATGCCAACTCCCCGGTCACACGGTGCTCAGCGTGCAGCCGTCGTTGTAAACCACGCGCCAGCGGGTGTTGCTGCCGCTGGCAATCGCGGCCAGCAGGATCGAGTCGGCCGCCGTGTCGAACAGGATCGTGTTGTTCCCGGTCTGGTTGACCGCGGTCGCGCAGGTCAGGGTGATGTTGCCGACCTTGGTCTTGAAGGACAGCAGCAGCATCTGGCCGATGTATGTCGGCGCCGCCAGCGTCCGCGTCTCGGTCCCGGCGGACACGAGGTCGCACTTGCCGCTGTCCGTCACGGGGATCGCCCCCGCGTTGCCCGGGTCGGCCAGGTCCGCCGTCAGGGCGTTATGGACCGTGTTGGTAAGGGCGACCGGGCCGCTCCAAAGCACCCGCACGACCTCATCCGTCGCGCCCGCCGCTGCCTGGGCGAAGCCGATGAAGGTGTTGGCTGTCGAGGTGGTCGTCGCACAGCCAGTCCCGGCGACGCCGTTGTAGGGGTTGCCGTCGGCGTCCCAGTACAGGGCCGCGCCCAGGGCCTGCTGCTCATTGGCCTTGACCACATCGAAGACGCCCTTGACGGCCAGCGCCCCAAGGGCGCCGGCGGCGATGGGGGTCTTGGCCACGCCGATCATGCTGCCCTGGACGACCACCTGCCCGGCGGCGACTGCCGACACGGGCGTGTAGTCGATACTCTCGCCCTGCTGAATGAACCGTGCCTGATAGCTCTGTGCCATGATTCGTTCTCCTTGCCGGGCCGCCTATGGACGGCCCGGAATTGTTGTCTGCCGGTCGCCGCGGCGAAGCTTTCCTTACGCCTCGCCCTTACTCTTGATCGCGCCCTTGGGGTCTTGGAGGTTCACGCCGAAGTCGTGGTAGCCGCGCATCTGGACGCCCAGGACGTTGAAGTCCGCCTCGGCGGTCTCGATGGTTGGCGACTCCTGGCCGTTCAGGAACGCCACCTCGATCACCGGCAGGTCTTGCGGGTCGGCCAGCAGATACCATGCCTTCTCGCTGTTGCCGGTGTAGCTGGAGTTGGACAGATAGCGGCTGACCTCGGCGCGGAACTTGTTCTGGTGCGGGTTGGCCACCGGGTACTTGGTGCTCGCGGTGGTGTCCCGAATCTCCAGGCTCTTGTAGAGCATGGTCGCCATGGCCGAGAGGGCCGTGGGCACCAGGACGATGGCGGGTTGAATCCCGATGGGCTTGCCGTCGGAGTCCACCAGGTCTGCGAAGGCCTTCTCGGCCTTGGTCAGGCCGTCGATGGTCAGCGCCGTGTCGGCCCCCGTCAGGTAGTTCTTGTTGCCGGCCGTGAAGAACGCGGCGTTGTTCAGGAAGATGCCCCAGAACACGTCGTTGATCTTCAGGCCCGACCCGCGCCCCAGCTTGCGGGGCACGGTCGTAATCGCGCCGAGGTCGTCATTGATGATGTCCCGGCGGTCGATGGCCAGCAGCAACCCGTAGGTGTCGGCCTTGTTGGTGTAGGACTCGCTGCCCAGCGTGCCGTGCTTGAGCTCGCCGCCGGGGGCGACGATCTCATACTGGTCCTTGCCGATCAGCCGGTAGGACGTGACGGTCTTGAAGTCTGACACGTTCCGCACCGCGCAGATGTTCCGCCAGGCCCGCTCCACGCTGAAGAAGCCCTCCAGGAGGAACTTGTTGGCGACGTTGGACAGGATGCCGCCGATGTCGATGGTGCTGAATCCCTGGGCCTGGAGGTTGTGCCCGTCCATACGGACGCCCGTATGGGCGAAGGCGAACCGCAGCACAGACCGGCTGTCGCGGAAGTTGCGGCCGTCATAGCCGTTGGCCCAGGCCGCTTCCAGCAGAAGCTCCTGAAGCCCGATGCCGCCCTTGAACCGCTTGTCGGCGGCCTCGACGGACTTCTCGCCGAAAGAGGCGACCACGTCGTCGGCCTTCACGCCGCCGGTGAGCATGCACGCGGCCTCCAGGACCGTGCCGGTCATGGAGTTGTCATGCACATGCACCTCCGGGGCCTTGGGCCGGTCGGCGCGCAGGACCTCCAGCTCGGTCCGCGTCACGTCCCAACCCTGCGCGATGGCCTTGGCGCAGATCTCCGCGTGCGCGTCGCCGCAGACCTTCCGCACGGCCGCGATCCGAGTCTGCTCGGCGGCGGCCTTGGCTCGCATGTCCGCGACCGGATCGACGGTAATGCCCGCGTCGGGGGCGGAAGGAGTGCTCAGCTTCGCCTCGGCTTGAATGACAGGGGCGCCGGCCTCCTTGCCGGCGGCGCCCTGCCCCGACTCCTGACCGGCATCCTTGCCGGCCGTCACCGTGGCGTCCTGCCCGTCCTGCTTGCCTTGAACGTTGCCCTTTACGTCTTCCATGACCTTCTCCTTGGCGGCGGTCCCCGCCGCGATGGTCGCGGACGTGTTCCGGTCCGCGCCGACGAATACGAAGCTGATCTCACCCAGTTCAGCCCTGCGGGCCACGATCACCGGGCCCTGGAACTGGCTGCCGTTGACGTTGACATTACGCCCCTCCGGGATGAACTCCCGCTGGAGCACTGCCGCCCCGATGGAGGCCTGCCAGCGGAAGCCCCGGTCGTGCGCCTCGACCACCTGCCGGGCCTTGGCAGACACGTCTATCACGTCCCCGGAGGCAACCAGGTCCGTGCCCACGATCTCCACGCGGTCGGCCTGGCCGAGCATGGAGTCCGTGTCCTGCTGATGGCCGACGAAGACGGGGAAGGACGTGCGGCTGGCGTCCAGGCCCGACAGGTCCACGACGACCGGGTACGAGAACCCCGCCACCCGCATGGGCCCGCCGGTGTACGCGACCATCGTGAAGCGCCGGTTGCGGGGCCGCGCCCCTTGCCCTGAGCCGGTCGAAGGGTCGGCGGCGGGCGCTGCGGCCGCGATATCGAGGGTGCCAGTGAGGGTCAGGTTACGCGGCTCGGGATTGCTGCTGGTCTTGCTCATCGCTGGTGTCTTCCTTGGCCTGCTGCGGGGGCGCGACTTGCGCGGTCGTCAGCCCCAGTTCCTTCATCAGGGCGACTTCCTTCGCCCGCTGGCGAAGCTCCGTCTCCCAGTCCTTGCCCTGGCGGGCGTATTCAGCCGCCAGCGTGGTGGTGTTGCTGGCCAGGCGCTGGGCCTGGGCGTTCGCTTCCTTCTGCGGGTCGACGTGCTCGTGGCCGTCCCAGAACCACTGGTGGGATGCGTCGTCGATCTGCCCCAGGCCGGGCCGAAAAACCTTCACGGCCTCGGCCAGCCAGGCGTCGAGGATGCGGTCCAGGACGACCGCCTCGACATGCGACTGCTCGACGCGGATGCTCTTGTAGTAGGTCTGGTGATCGAGCCGCCCCGAGGCGTAGTTGTAGCCCGAGGAATTGCAGGCTGCGATGTTGTAGGGCATGTTCAGGCAGCGCGCGATCTCATTCAGAATCTCCCGCTTGAACATGTCGTAGGTGGTCGCCGGCTGCTCGGCCCGAATCTGCGTGGGCTCCCAGCCCTCGGGGCCGAAGACGGCCATGTTGGGCGAGAACTCCATCTCCGTCATCGGCTCGACCTCGGCCGCTTCGCCTCCGGCCGGGGCATTGGTCTTCATCAGAACGGCGATGTTCGCGGCGCTCTCGGCCGCCGCGATCACCGCCAGCGTGTACCGCCGAAGCTGCGCGAAGAGCGGCAGCGCCGGCAGGATGTCCGGCAGGCCGCGGCTCTGGCCGGGCCGGTCCGTGCGGAACCAGTGGATCATGCTGGCGGCGGGCAGCCGGTCGTAGTTCAGCGAGGCAGCGGCCGCGCCACTGCCGGGATGCGACTTGAGGACGTGGTAGGCGACGGGGTTGCCGAACGGGTCGAACTCGATCCCATCGACCGCCAGCGCCGCCCCAGGAATGCCCAACTTGGCGCTGGGCGTGGCGACCTGGTCGGCCTCGATGAGGTTGAGGTCCAGCTTGACGGGGCTGCTCAGCTTGTCGTTGCTGAACAGCACCGCGAACGCTTCCCCGTCCTGCGCCCGGGCCTGCCGCATCGTGCGGAGCTTGCCGGGCAGGTCCACGGCCTTGGCCCAGGCGATGAACTCCCGCTCGATGGTCTGGTTGGCGTCGGCAGAGTCCGTGAGCATCTGGAGGCGCGGGCCGGTGCCGGTAACGTCGTTAGCCAGAGTCAGCACAATGCCCCGAGCGTAGCTGTTGTTCGCCACCTCGTAGCGGGCGCGGTTGCGGAGGGTGCGGCGGACTTCGGGGTTGGCCGCGGCGTCGGCCGACAGGCCGTCTGCGTTGGCCCAGTGGCGCCGGTTGTCCGGCGTGGTCTGGGCCGAGTCGAACTTCGTGCGGACGACCAGCGTCCGGGCGATCACACCCGTCTGCCTGCTTCGCTTTGTGAAGGGCCACCAGCCCATGCTCTTACACCGTTCCCGGCGAGACGATCTTGACCCGGGTGAACGCCTTGACCGGGTTTCGCCCGGCCTTCTTGCTGCCCAGGTGCTTGTCAGCGTCGATGATGTCGGGCAGCGGCTGCTGCTTGACCCGCACGCCGTCCACCTCGGCCGACTCAGGCCCCTCGGCGATCTGCTTGATCACGTTGTCCAGGTCTTCCGCCATCGTTCACCACTCGCGGCCTTCGACTTCGCTCAGGCCGCCATGAGCCTGTCGAATGGCGGGAGCCGGAATCGAACCGGCGACCTGTCGCCTAGGCGACCGAGCTGCCGCTGCTCCATCCCGCTGCAACGCCCAAAGAAAAAGCCCCACCTCCACACCTGATCAGGTGAAGGTGGGGCTTTGGCTTCGTCACCGAAGGCCCAGGGGTGGCCGGCCCTGTTCCTTGGGCAGTATTCAGTTTTCGCGTCGTCGATCAGGGCCGACCATCATCGGCCTGCCGCGAATCTAACGGTCCCCATGGGGCATTCCAAGCCGATTCCACGCGTCGGTGCAGATTGTGACACATATATCATTGAGGCCCCTCCAATCGCCCCGAAACGGCCAGCATGGCCGGTGGAACCTCATACGTGGTGAGCCTTCGACCACAATGTCGACACTCGCGATAGCGGACGATCCGACCCATCGAGTACCGCGTATTCCGCACGCGCAGGTCGGCGCATCCGCAGCGTGGGCACACCACGCCGCTGCGGCAGTCTTCGGCTGGCCACTTCTTGCGAGTTGCAGTGTCGTCCATGACTACCTCCTGCGCAGGTCCTCTTGCGTGTACCGCTTGCGCAGCCGGCGCGGGGTGGCCTCCATCCCGGGCAGTTTCACGCCGATCATGGACGCCGCGGCAGCGCAGCCGACCAAGCAGTCCAGCCAGTGGTTGTCCGGGCGGGAGGGTTTCTGTTTCCACTCATGCACGTCCCGGCCCTGGCCGTGCGTAAGAGTCCAAGTCTCCGAGCCGGCCACATGTTCGGCCAACAGGGCGTGGTCGCCGGCCGACTTGCCGAATAGCGTCATCGCCCCCGGATCGCCTGGTGCCACGGCCAGGCGCTCGTGAACAAAGCTCTTCCAGTAGTTCACGTCCACGCAGACGTGTGGGAACTCGTGCGTGCCGGCGACGTTGGGCATGTACCAGTTGTGCCCGAAGGTCCAGCCGGGCCGGCGCTGGTACATCGAGATCGGCTTGCCGCCGGCCTTGATCCCGACGCCCTTGGACAGCACCATCGCAGAGCCCCCGACCTTGTGCTTGACGGCCGCCACGATCCCCGACTTGTAGCCCATGTCCACGCAGAGCCGGTCGATCCGCAGCACGCCGCCACCGGCGCGCGGCCATTCGCGCTGAAGCAGCTCGGCGACGAGTCTCTCCAGGCCCGCCTGGAGGGCGCCGTCTTCACCCATGCCCGCATACACGCCACCGAGCATCTTGGGCGCGTTGGCCACGGTGAAGAAGGACCGCCCTTGGCCCGGCAGCGTGCCATAGTCGATGACGAAGCCGGTGAAGTCCTGCTCTTGCCAGGCGCAGACGCACCAGAACAGCAGCTCCTTATGCACGTCGATGAAGGCTGTGAGCTTGGTGCATGCAAGGGGCACCTCGCCGCGCTTGCGCCCATTGAACCGCTCCGCCACCTGCCGGGACGTCAAAGAGGCGGCGACAGTCTGCAGGCTGGCCGGCTCGTTCTGGAACTCGGCGCTGAAGGCCTCTTCGCCCATGTCACACCTCCAGTTCATGGGGTGCTGGATTGCGGAGATCTCGTCCTCGTTGTAGCGGGCAGGCCAGGCGACCTTGGCCCCGACGTCCATCTCGTCG